CCGCCAGTTGGTGATGAGGTCGCCGGTTTTGACGCGACATTCCTTGGATCGCACGTCGGTCACGGTGCCGATGCGGATCAGGTTGTCGATCAGGCGTTGGAGTTCGGTCAGGGTCGGTTGCATGGGGTCATTGTTTTGGGCAATGGCGAGTAAGGCGAGGGGAGGCCAGTGTGTACGGCGCGGGCACACTGGCTAATTGCACTTGTTTTGGGAGATGTTATTTTTGGGGGGGCATTTGCTCTTTAGGCTGTGTTACATTGCTATTCTTGTTAGCTTCTTTTTTATTTGACATAAGACTGTCAATTGTCTTTTCCACAATGGCTTGTATATCTGGAACTGTAGAGTAGTCTACTGTTTGCTCGCCATTGTCGAAGAACTTTGGGGTTAGTTTACGTTTAATATCAACTTTACTAATATCGTCAAAATTGGCTAGGTAACTATCTATTGTTGCCAAGTTAATACCCGTTTTTCTAAATTTTCTTTCATCAGCTCGATGCCTAGATGACTCTTTTAGTAAATATATGCTCGGTAGCATCAAAATAAATGTTACAATTACTCTGATCATTACATTTTCTATATTAACGTTAGATGGAGTATTCATCATTCCTATTATTTCACATGCTATATACATGACAGCGGAAAATAGAAGTAATACTCCAAAACCTCGAAGGCGGTCTGCAGTTTTCCGCTCCTTCTCTGCTTGAGTTAAATTATCTTTTGCTAGTACGCTATTGCTCGCGGCGGAAAGAAGTTTATTTAATTGTTTATTGGCGTTAATAAAGATGGCAATTTCATTTTTTATACGCCTATTGATTTCGATTAACGTATTGTTTGTCAGTTCGGATAATTCAGCTATCGCATGAACCTGGGCTACATTCATCGAGTTGATGAGGTTCTTCTCTGACTCATGCGCTCTGGCATTTATAGCATGTTGAGCGTTGTTAATTACTTCAGTGATATCTGTCTCATACTTATTGAGTCGTTCAGTTTCTGATCTTGTCCTTTCTGAGAAAAAATTATCGACCTCTTCTGTTTTTTTATTAAAAAGCAATGTAATTTTTCGCTCATAGTCAGAGAGAATCTTTGCGTTTTTATTGGATATGTCGTCAAGTTCTTTTAATAAAGCAGACTGTCTTTTTTCTAATTGTTTGATTTTTCCTTCAATGGCAGCATTGTTGTAAAAATTTACATTGTGTGATGTTTCCATACTAATCATTGCTTTTGAATCATCGAAAGCTGACATAATATCCGTTAATCTAAATCTAAGCACCCTATCAATATCATTATTGGAAATCATGCGTTCAATAAATGAAAGTTGTTCATGATTTATTGAGTGTGGAATTCCATCGTCATTTATTCTTGATTTTAACATCAGGTCTAATAAAAAGATCAAATTTTGAAAGTCATCCTTGCTCAATCCAAGTTCAACATTACTGTTTGTTGATAAGTAATGGCGAGTATTTCGTACTAACTCCATTATTTTATTAGTTTTTTGCATGATGTTTCCTTGAAAGGTTTATATGATAGCGATGGCATTATTTACCATTTACATGCGATATTGTTTTTTTATTTTGTTGGTCAAGGTCCCAATGGATAAATTCAACCTGTTCATGCCTAATCAATTCCATTTCCCCACCTTTATACTGTAGGCACAATAGGTTGTATTACACATTAAGCGTATATGAGGAGCATCACTCAATAGGGGGGGTGTCGCTTTATTAGTTTGAGATGTCAGCTGAGCACTTTCCAATTTTTTGACTTGTTCCAAAGCTGCTTTATTCCCAGAGTTTAAACTGAATACGGCAAGTAAAAATACGATCGTAGGTGTCAATACTAAGATGGTAAGTCGATCGTGAAAAATTTTCGTCCAAATAAGTAGTAGATAAAGCCTAGGTGCAGGTAAATGTGCTCTTATACGGTAAAATCGCTTTACTTTTGGATATTTAAGCAAAGATATGCGATGGCACAACCATGCCCATCCTAGCCTTAAACGGATGCAAAAGAACAACGTTACAATGAGGAACAGTACGTAAAGAAACATGCCTATAAGGGGCCATAAATAGGTCTTCATAGCATCTGACAGCAGCAAAAAAACCATAGATAAGATGATATCTGAAGGCCATGGGAATTCGACAATATCCAGCCCATAAACCAGACATTCACCATAGTGATACGCCATTCCGGATAGATAAAGTCCTGCGGTGATGAGCGGAATCGCTGCAATAAAAGAGGTCATGAAATGAGCTATCTTGGCCTGTGGCTCTTCAGGTAGTGATGACTTTCGTGCGTGCTTCAGATGCTGCCTTAACCAGCGCCAGCGTACCCAGTTGATCTCTTTTCTCTTCTTCATGTATCCCTACGCTAGAGCAATCAGGCTTCAAACTTGTCCGCTATTGTACCGATACTATGGCGAATGAAAACTTGGGAGCATGAACTCCAGCAGAATTTCTTCCATCTTCTCGAGCTCCTTGGTTCCCAGCCCCAGCAGTTCCCGCGCCGGATAGCGGATCTCGCGGCCCTTGATGCGGTCTTTTAGACCGTATTGGTGAATGGTGGCGAGGCGACTGGCCGAGCCGACAAACTCGATCACGGCTTGGTGCTCTGTGCTGCTTGCTTTGAGCCAGCGGGGGCTGACCAGATGCTGAAACATCTTGCGGCGGGTGGCGCCGCGTTTTTTCGTCAGCTTCTTGAGTGGTTTTCGCGGAGCCATGGGGTTGCCATCCGGCTGGATGTTGGCTCGGATCCGCTGGGTCTGGCTGGCGCGCAAGGTGCGCGCCATTTCACCAGCTAACTGGCGGCGGGCGGCGGGTTCCATGCTGGCCAGCAGGCCATCGGCCCAGCTGGTCAGGCGGCTCAGGTCGTCGGTGGCCATGGCTGATGCTCCCCGTTGATAAAGAGTTCCCAGGTGATGCCGTCGTAGGGGTCTTCTGGCGGCTCTGGCAGGTGCTCCCAGCCTATCCCCTGTTCGTTCTGCCAGACCCTGACCCGCTCGGTCAGCTTGATGGTGATGATGAGGTCCATCAGGTCGTTAGCGAGGTATTCCGCCTCGAAGGTGATGCCATCCTTGCGCCGTTCGTCGTTGGTCATCAGCTCGGGCTGGTGTTGGCGCAGCCAGGCCAGCAGCGGCGCCATGATCTGGTCCGGGTGGCCGGTAAAGTCCTCGATGCCGATGGTGAGAGGGTATTGCCACTCGAACGAGAGCGAGCGGGCGCCGGTACTTTCGACGTTGCCCGGGGCGATGAAGATGTGCAGTTTATCCGGATTGGTCTTGAGGTGGGGCACACAGCGGGTCAGTACCTCACGGATCTGTTTTGGCTTTTCCATCCCCACTCCCTTGTTGTTGCTGTCGTTGCTGGCAGGTGATGAGGCTGTCGACCTTGGCGGCGCAGCTGGCCCAGGCGGCCTCGGTCTGGGTCAACTGGTCAAGCAGGTCGCCGTTATTGGCCGGGCTGGCTGGCGGCAGCTGGCAGGGGATCAGGCCCTGACAGGTGAGCCTGATAATCTGCGGCGCCGGTGAGGGCGGGGCGCTTGAGCAACCTGATAACAGGATCAGGCAGAGGGCTATCAGCCCAAGACCTAAGTTCAGCATTTTCACGTTTGAGCCTCTTGATGGTGTCGGCGCGGGTGGTAGCGGTCATCGACAGTTCGCCGAGCTGGCTTTGCAGTTGGGCGGCAGCTTCTGCTTGGGCGGTCAGTTCGCGAGTAAGGATGGTGATGGTGGTGTCTTTGAGCCGTTCCCGTCGTTCGGCCTCTTTGGCCTTGTCGTCGGCGGCCTTGAGGTCACTTTGCAGGGTGGTGACCTGGCCCTTGGCGGTCGCCGCCGAGGTGGCAGACCAGCCCCAGCCACCCAAGGCAATGGCCAAGGCCAGCAGCAACCAGGTGAGGGGGGATCGCAGCAGGTTAAGCCACATCTGCCACCGCCTTCACCGGATAGACCTTGGCAAAGTGGTCGTATGCCTTGGCCAGCTTGGTGTCGTAGTCGTTGTCCTTAAACGCTGGCCCGTTGTAGCGGCGGGCAAAGTCGGCCCACTCGCGGCCCTGCAGGGCCTTGTGCATGGCGGGATCTTGCTTGATGAAACGGCACAGAGCGGTGAGGTGGTCGACCTCGCTGCGCTGCATGGCTGCCAGCCAGTCGCTGGCGCAGGCAAAGCCGAGCGCTTGCCAGTGGTAACCCATGATCTGGAACATGCCCCAGCTGGCCGATTCGATAGCGGCGACCCGACACAGGCTGATAGCCAGCTGCAGCCGTGCCCACTCGGCCGCGCCGCCTGCATAGCCGCCGCGCTTGGGGTTGACCAGGTTGGGGTAGTTGGCGGCCATCTGGTCGGCGGTGGCCCTGCCCTGGTGCTTGGTGAGCTGCTTGTAGAACACATGCCGCTCGAGCAGCACCACCGGACGAGTAGCGTCGGTGAAGCCCTCGCCAATGCTCTCAACCTGGGCGACGGTGGCCATGGTGGCGAGCGGCAGGGCCAGCAGATCGGCTCCTTCCTGCATGTGGCGAATGGTGAGCTGGTTGCCGCGTTCGCTGCCGAGCAAGGCGGCCATGGTGCGCGGGCCCGCCTGACCGATGGCGGCGATCATGTAATCCCGCTGGAAGGCGAGCAGGGCCTGCTCGGTCGCATCGCCAAACCAGCCATCAGGATCCACCGGATAACCGGCTTTGGTGAGGCGGCGTTGCAGATCGGCAACGGCTGTGCCGGTATCCCCTTTTTTGAGGCTCATGGCTGAAATCTCCCGTTCAGGTAGCGGGCGGTGTTTGGCTGCTGGCGGCGGCGCGGCATCAGGCGCATGACTGACCCCCTTGACCCGAGCAGGGCGGTCAGCACCACGGCGGCCAGCAGGACGGCGGCGGGATCTGGTGATGGCAGGACACCCAGCATGGCGCGCAGTGGCACGGAGCCAGCGGCCACTGTGATGACCCAGGCCAGCAGGGCAGGCAGGGGGCGGTAGTCGCCCCCGTTGCGGTTGAAGGTAGCCAGTCGCAGGGCGATGGCGGCGCAGATCATGGCGTAGAGGATGGTCAACATGTCAGCCCCCTTTGCAGGCTTGGCGCTTACGCTGAGCCCATTTGATGAACAGGATTACCACTCGCGCCAGTTCAATAACGAACGCGCAAATTACTGCTTTCCCTAAGGTGCTCACCGGGTCTAGAGGTGCTCCGTTCAAAAACTCAATCAACATCAGCCACAAGCAGAGTGCTACCAATATCAATGCTGATTTCTCACCAATTTTCAGGAGTACTTCCAGCCACTTGACCAGATAGAAAGCTTTATTTTCCCGCTGGTTCATGTCAGCCCCCTTTGCGAAGTTTGAGCAGGTCTT